GCACCGGCAGCGACGCCGACGCGGCTACCTTCCCGCTCAACACCCCGGTCCTGCTCACCGACGTGCTCACCGCTTCCGGCAAAGCTGGCGAGCTGGGCACCCTGGCCCGCAGCCTGGACGCCATCGCTGACCAGGCCAGCCCCGTCACCGTTGTGGTGCGCGTGGCCGACGGCGAAGGCGCCGACGATGCCGCCAAGGAAGCGAACCAAACTACCAAGATCATCGGCGGCGTTACCGCCCAGGGTCAGTACACCGGCCTCAAGGCCCTGCTGGCGGCCGAAGTGCAGCTCGGCGTGCGTCCTCGCATCTTGGGCGTACCTGGCCTGGACAACCTCGCCGTCACCACCGAGCTGGCGGCCATCGCCGAGCAGATGCGTGCCTTCTCCTACGCCAGCGCCTGGGACTGCGAGAACGTCTCCGAGGCCATCGCCTACCGTGACGGCTTCGGCTCCCGCGAGCTCATGCTCATCTGGCCGGACTTCGTCAACTGGGACACCGCCACCAGCACCAACGCCCCGGCCTCGGCCGTAGCTCGCGCCCTAGGCCTGCGCGCCAAGATCGACGAGCAAGTCGGCTGGCACAAAACCCTGTCCAACGTGCCGGTCAACGGTGTGTCGGGCCTGTCCAAGGACATCTTCTGGGACCTGCAGAACCCCGCCACCGACGCCGGCCTGCTCAACGCAGCCGAAGTCACCACCCTGATCCGTCGCGAAGGCTTCCGCTTCTGGGGCAACCGAACCACCAGCGCCGACCCGCTGTTCGCTTTCGAGAACTACACCCGCACCGCCCAGGTGCTGGCCGACACCATGGCCGAGGCCCACTTCTGGGCTGTGGACAAGCCCATGCACGCCAGCCTGGTCAAAGACATCATCGAAGGCGTAAACGCCAAGTTCCGCGAGCTGAAAACCGGCGGCTACATCATCGACGGCCAGTGCTGGTTCGACCCGGCGGCCAACGACGCCAACACTCTCAAGGCCGGCAAACTTTTCCTCGACTACGACTACACCCCCGTCCCGCCGTTGGAAAACCTGCTGTTCCGCCAGCGCATCACCGACCGCTACCTCATGACCTTCGCCGAGAGCGTCAAGGCATGATCCCATTAACCCGCGCGGCCCAGGCCGCGCTGTAGGAGCGCCCTACCATGGCCCTAGCCAAGAAGCTCAAGCACTTCAACCTGTTCAACGACGGTAACGTCTACGGCGGCATTGCCAAGACCGTCACCCTGCCCAAGATGTCCCGCAAAATGGAGGACTACCGCGGTGGCGGCATGGATGGCCCAGTGAAAGTCGACCTCGGCTTTGGCGATGACGGCATCGCCTTGGAGTGGACCCTCGGTGGCTGGGACCTGCTCGCCCTGCGCCAGTTCGGCGCCGTACGTGCCGATGGTATCGCCCTGCGCTTCGCCGGTTCGGTCCAGCGCGATGACGACGGCAGCATCAGCTCCGTGGAAATCGCCGTGCGTGGCCGGCATGAAGAGATCGACTTCGGCGAATCCACCCCGGGCGAAGACACCGAACACAAGATCAACACCGCCTGCACCTACTACAAGCTCACAGTCGACGGCGAGGTCATCACCGAAATCGACCTCCTTAACTTCGTGTTCATCGTCGACGGCGTAGACCTGCTCGCCGCGCACCGCAGGAACATCGGCCTCTGATCCGCCACCCGCCGGCCCCATGTCGGCCTTCCCCCCTGAACCAAGGAGCACCACCCCATGAAAACCCCAGAAGCCCAGCACGACGACAGCACCACCGCTGCAGCGGCTGCACCGGCCCCGACCAAGAACCCTAACGAGGAAGTCATCGACCTCGATACCCCGATCATCCGCGGCGAGCAGAAGATCGAGCAGGTAACACTGCGCAAACCCATGAGCGGCGAACTGCGCGGCGTGACTCTGTCCGATCTGGCACAGATGGACGTGCTCGCCCTGCGCAAGGTATTACCGCGCATCAGCACGCCTAGCCTCACCGACATCGAGGTCGGCCGCATGGACCCGGCCGACCTGTTCCAGTGCGGGCTGGCTGTTGCGAGTTTTTTGCTGCAGAAGTCGGCGAAGGAAGCTGTCCTCGTCGCGTAGAAGAAGCCATGGCCGACCTGGCCATGGTCTTTCACTGGGGGCCGGCGGACTTGGACCCGTTGCCCCTGTCGGAACTGATGGAATGGCGCGAGCGGGCCAGAAGCCGCTGGGAGAAAAGCGATGGCCAATGATCTGAGAATGGAGGTGATCCTCCAGGCTATCGACCGCGCCACCCGCCCCATCCGCGCAGTGATGCAAGGAAGCGTCGGCCTCGGTCGTGCACTCAAGGAGTCCCGCGACCAGCTCAAGCAGCTGCAAGCAACGCAGAACGATGTCAGCAGCTGGCAACGCCTGCGCGCGATCAGCGCCAACACCGGAACCGCGCTCCAGGGTGCGCGTGATCGAGTGAAGGAACTCGGCCGCCAGATGGCTGCCACCGGCGCGCCGACCAAGCAGATGACGGCGGACATGCAGGACGCCATCCGCGCCGCCACCACCCTCAAGAAACAACACCAGGAACAGCAGTCCGAGCTGCAGGGGCTACGAAGCAAGCTCAGCGCCGCCGGTATCAGCACGCGCAATCTCGTGCAGGGCGAGCGCGAACTCCGCGACCGTATCGCAAGTACCAATCAACAGATAAGCGAGCAGACCCAGCGCATGCAACGCCTGGCTGCCCAGTCAAAGCGGCTGGCAAATGCCCGTGCCAGGTACGATAAAACTCAACAACTTGCCGGCAGCATGGCCGGCGCCGGCGCCGGTGCGGCGGCTGCCGGGGCGGCAATGGGCGTGCCCGTGCTAAGCATGGTCAAGGACTACATGAGCTTCGAGGACGCCATGGCAGGCGTCGCCAAGCAGGTGTCAGGAGCGCGCGACGATAATGGCCAGCTCACAGCCACCTACTTCGAAATGGCCGATGCCATCAAGTCCATGGGCGAACGCATCCCCATGGCCACCACAGAAATCGCCGCCCTGGTGGAAGGTGCCGCACGCATGGGCGTCCAAGGCAAAGACAACCTGCTCAGCTTCGCCAAGGTCGCCGCCAACGCCGCCACTGCCTTCGAGCTGCCCGCCGACCAGATCGGCGAGAACCTGGCGCGCATTGCGGACTTGTACAAGGTGCCAATCAAGAACGTGGACCAGCTCGGTGACGCCATCAACTACCTGGACGACAACGCCAAGTCCAAAGGCGCCGACATCATCGACGTCCTGCAGCGCACGGCGGGCGTCGCCAGTTCGGTAGGTATGAGTTACAAGGACGCCGCCGCGCTGGGCTCCACCTTTCTGAGCTTGGGTGCCACCGCCGAAGTCGCTGGCACCGCCACCAACGCGATGATCCGCGAGCTCGCTATCGCCACCCAGCAGCCCAAACGCTTCCAGGAAGGCCTAAAAGCGGTGGGGCTTGAGGCTGAGGCGCTGCAGAACGGCATGGCAACCAATGCCACCGATACTCTGAAAAACGTGCTGGACGCTATCAACAAGCTGCCGAAAAACCAGCAGCTCAGCGTCGCCACTCAACTGTTCGGCAAGGAGTTCGGCGACGACGCATCCAAGCTCGCACAGAACATGGGCGAGTATCGCCGCCAGCTCGCTCTGGCAAACGACGAAGCGGGTAAAGGCTCCATGCAGCGCGAGGCGGACATACGCGCCGAGCTGCTCTCGGCCCGTCTAGATATGGCCAAGAACAGAGCGTTCAACCTCAGCGCTACCCTGGGCGAGACGTTGCGTCCGACCCTCATCGAGCTGATCGAGAGCTTCAATAGCGTGGCCAGCCGTGTTACCGCATGGGTCAAGGCCAACCCCGCGCTCGCCGGGCAAATCCTCAAGACAGTGGCCGGCATCGCAGCGCTGGCTGCAGGCTTCGGCGCCGTCACTCTGGCCATGGCCAGCTTCCTAGGCCCATTCGCCATGCTGCGCTACGGCCTCACACTCCTCGGCATCAAGAGCCTTACGGCTGTCACTGCCGTCAAGGGTATGGGCACCGCTCTGCTGTGGGCCGGCAAGGCCGTACTCTGGCTCGGCCGTGCGTTGCTGATGAACCCCATCGGTCTAGCCGTGATGGCCATCGCCACTGCCGCCTACCTAATCTACAAGTATTGGGACCCCATCAAGGCCTATTTCCTGGGCCTATGGGCAGAGGTGAAGGAAGGCTTCAACGGTGGATTCGCCGGCATCGCCGCGCTGATCCTCAACTTCTCCCCGCTGGGCCTGTTCTACCGCGCCTTCGCGGGCGTAATGAACTACTTCGGCGTCGAGATGCCCGGCAAGTTCAGCGAGTTCGGCACCATGCTCATGCAGGGCATGGTCCAGGGCATCACCAATGGCCTAGCCGCAGTGAAGGGCGCTATCACCGGCGCCGCAGACAACACCATCACCTGGTTCAAAGAGAAGCTCGGCATCCACTCGCCGTCGCGCGTCTTCGCCAGCCTAGGCGGCTTCACCATGGCAGGCCTGGAGCAAGGGCTCGTCAAGGGCCAGCAGGGGCCGCTGGCTGCAGTCACCAACATGGGCAAGCAAATGGTTGCGGCCGGGGCCATCGGCTTCGGAGCTGCCGGCGGCACCATGGCCATGGACAACCGCCCACCGCTGTCGGCCAATTCAGGCAGTGGCATCGTTGTTCAGGGCGACACCATCGAAATCAACATCAGCGCTACCCCGGGCACCGACACTGACGGGCTGCGCAACATGCTCAACCAGTTGCTGGACGAACGCGAGCGTGCCAAGGCCGCCCGCATCCGCTCGCGCCTGGGTGACCAGGAGTAAACCACCATGATGATGACCCTCGGCATGTTCGTTTTCGGACTGCCAACGCTCGCCTACCAGGAGCTTCAGCGCACCACTGAGTGGCGCCACGCTTCCACCAGCCGCATCGGTACCAACCCGGCCAGCCAGTTCCTGGGCCGCGGCGAGGACACCATCACGCTGCCCGGCACCCTGCTGCCCGGCCTGGTCGGCTCGCCCCTCAGCCTTGACGTGCTGCGCAAGATGGCCGACACCGGCAAGGCGTGGCCCCTGATCGGCGGCACCGGCCGCATCTACGGCACCTGGGTTATCACCTCGATCAGCGAGACGCAGCAGGTATTCTTCGAGGACGGCACACCGCGCCGCTACGAGTTCACCATCAGCCTCAAGCGCATCGACGACGGCCGCATCGACATGCTCGGCAGTCTCATCGGCTCGGTCGGCGGCATCCTGCGCGGTGCTCTCGGGGGTCTGCTGTGAGCCTGCTGAATCAAGCCGGCGAGCTACTCGGCCAAGCCGCCCAGAAGTACCGCGAGCTCACCGCCTATCCGCGGCCGATCTGCAAGGTAGTGGTCAACGGAAACGACATCACCGCCCTGCTGCTCGGCGGCCAGCAACCGCGCCTGATCAGCATCGAGCTCACCGACAACCGGGGACTGGAGGCCGATCAGCTCGACATCACCCTCAGCGACCACGACGGTCTGCTCGCCATCCCGCCTCGGGGCGCCACCGTGCGCCTCTGGCTGGGCTGGGATGACACCGGCCTGATCGATAAGGGCAGCTTCACCGTGGACGAAACCGAGCACAGCGGCGCACC